AGTGAGATCCCTCAAACAATTAGAAGCTGTAGTTCGACAAGAACAACAAGATGCTTCTACTGCTAGAGGAGGTAATATTATTAATGAGTTTGAAACATCAGATCAAGCATGGAAATAAAAATAGAACGTTGTTGTATGCATTGTGGTAAACCACTTTCTAAATGTGTCTGTTTGGAAGAAGGAATTTGGTGGGAAATTGATAAACATGAAAATAGAAATATTAAAAGACAAAATGGAAAACGGAGAAATCCATTTTGGTTATAGAATCGAAAATCATGGATTTAAGGGTCATCCGCCCGTGTTGGAAAATTGGTTTGCAACTAAAGAAGGATTTGAAAAACAATTGAATCATTATATAGGACAATATATAGGTGGACCCAGTAAGAATAGAATTAAAAAAGGAAATCAATTCTGATAAATTTCGAGCAGCAGCTCTTCATTTTCAGGAACATGGTTATTATGTTTCAGTTCCTCAAGGGACAACTGAGTGGCGTAACTATTGGATAGAAGAAGCCAGACGTTGTTTATATGGGTTTACTGCTGAAGACGGAGATTATATAACTGGTTATTTTTATTTTTATTTAAATTACTGTCCAATTAATAGGATAATTAGGTATGAAGCAATAGATAAAAAGACTGGAGAGAAGAAAATGTTTTCTAAGAAAGGAAATGATTTTCCACAGTTTTATGATTATGATCGAGCATATTTTGATATGTTAGAAAAGGCTAAAAGGGTAGGTAGACATTTGGCTGTTATTAAGAAAAGAAGAGCTGGCTATGAACAACCCGTGTCAGAAGAAATAATTACTCCATCTGGTATTAAAAAACTTGGGGATATTGAAGTTGGAGATATTATATGCAATCCTGCTGGACATAGTACTCAGGTTAGAGAAATTGTTCCTCAAGGGATAAAAGATGTTTACGAATTAGAATTCCAGGATGGACGAAAAGTTACATGTGGTGAACATCATTTGTGGTCATTGTTTGATCGTAGAAAAAATATAAGAATATTAGAAACAAAAGATTTATTTAATTTTAAGTTAAAACAAGGAGGTAAAGGAAAAGAAACTTATACATTTCATCTTCCTGAAATAAATCCGGTTAAGTTTTATCATGGTCCTAGAAGTAATGTTCCAATTGATCCATATGTACTTGGGATATTAATAGGAGATGGTCATATTAATGGGGATCAGGTTAAATTTTCAACAGATGATTATGAAATATTTCAGTATATCCAATATTATTTAGCTGAACATTATATTGTAAAAGAGACAGGAACTCCATATCAGTATGTTATTGTTTCTAAACAAAAAGGAATAAACAAATTAAATAGAGAGTTAAAAGATCTTAATTTAAAAGTTAAATCATATAATAAGTTTATCCCAGATATTTATAAGTTTTCTAGTGTAGAAGAAAGATTTGAGTTAGTGAGGGGCTTATTAGATTCGGATGGTTCTATCAATAAACGTGGATCTATAAATTTTGTTTCATCTTCTGAGAAATTAGTAGATGATTTGTCTTTTGTACTCAGAGGATTAGGTATACGAAATACAAAAAGAAAAACAAAGCTTGGTGGTAGAATAGTTGATTTTCCGAATGGTAAGTCGTCTTTAGTCAGAGATACTTGGACTTTGATTATCACAACGGAAAAAGAAGTTTTTAAACTCTATAGAAAGAGAATTAAAATTCGAAAAGATAGAAAATATAATTGTGCTAGAGTTGCATTAAAGTCAGTTAGAAAATTAGATTATAAGGAAGAACAAAGGTGTTTGGTTGTAGATGATCCTAACAGTTTATATTTAACCAAAGATTTTATACCTACCCATAATTCGTTCAAAAATGGTTCTATGCTTTGTCGTAATTTTTATTTAATACCAGGTTCAAAATCATATGCTATTGCTTCAGAAGCAGAATTTTTATTGAAAGATGGTATGTTAACCAAGGCTTGGGATTTTATGGATTTCTTGGATGAGCATACTGCTTGGGGTAAGAAACGTCAGAAAGTGGATACTAAGATGCATAAACGTGCATCCTATATAATAGATATAAACGGAATTAAAACAGAAATGGGTTTTAAATCTGAAATTATTGGTGTAACACTTAAGAATGATGTTCATAAAATTAGAGGTAAAGCCGGTCTATTATATATGTTTGAAGAAGGTGGTCAATTTCCTAATTTAACAGAGGCATGGCAAATAACCTTACCTTCTGTGAGACAAGACGACGAGGTGTTCGGTCAGATGGTGGTTTTCGGTACTGGTGGCAGTAAACAATCAAACTTTGAAGGGTTAAAAAATCTTTTTTATGAACCAGATGCATACGAATGTTTACCTATAGAAAACATATGGGATGAAGGAAAAGAAGGAACTAAATGTGGTTTTTTTGTTCCTGAATATCTTAATATGTGGGGTCCTATGGAAGATCCATTTATGTATATGGATTCAGATGGGAATAGTAATATTAAAGTTGCTTTAGGAAGGATAGAAGAGGAACGAGAGAGAGTTATACAAGGTGCTAGTGATAAGAATGCAATAGACAGGTATATAGCGGAACATCCGATTACTCCAGAGGAAGCTTGCCTTATTGTAAGTGGGAATATATTTCCTAAAAAAGAATTGATTACTCACTTAGCTACTATACGTAATAGTAAAACTCTTAAGAATTTTAAACAAGTTGGAGAATTAATATTTGATGATAAGGGTAACATAAGATGGGAATTGACTTCTCAAAAGAAAGATATCACTGACTATAGACTTTCAGAAGGTGCTTCTAGAGAAGGAGCAATAGTGATATGGGAACATCCTATACAAGATCCTCCTTATGGATTATATATCGGTGGGTGTGACCCTTATGATCATGATAAATCTCTTACTAATTCCTTGGGATCATGTATTATTTATAAACGTTTTCAAGATTTTGAGTCTTATTATGATTTACCTGTTGCTGAATATACAGGTAGACCAGATACGGCGGAAGAGTATTATGAGAATGTACGTAAATTGCTATTGTATTACAAGGCTAATTTACTTTATGAAAATGAGAAGAAAGGTTTATTTACCTATTTTTCACATAAACATTCTGAATATCTTTTAGCAGATCAACCAGATATTATAAAAGATATTATTAAGGATAGTAAAGTTGAAAGAGGTAAAGGCATTCATATGAATAAAGCCATTAAGGACTGGGGAGAAGGTCTAATTAAAGAGTGGCTTAGTGAAGAATATGTTCCAGGTAAAAAGAATTTAACGAAAATATTATCATTACCTTTATTGGAAGAATTAATTTCTTATAATGATGAAGGCAATTTTGACAGATGTATAGCGGAAGGAACTAAGATTTCTACAAAAGAAGGGTTTAAAAATATAGAAGACATTAGAGAAAAAGATTTAGTATTAACTCATAACGGGAATTTCAGAAAGGTTACTAAATTAGATAATCATCATACTAAACGGGATATTCTAGAGTTTAAGATAATAGGTAATTATGAGACATTAAAAGTTACAGATAATCATCCTATTTATTCAGCTACAACAAAAGGTAAAAAACATAATATTAGAATAAGAGCTTTGGATAATATTAATTTTGTTGAAGCTAAGGAACTTAATAATAAATATCAATTTGTGTTACAACCTAAACGAAAATTGAATAAAGGACTAATCTGGCCTACTAAATATTATTTCAATGATGATTTAATGTATTTACTGGGGTGGTATGTTTCCGACGGATATATAAAGGATAATCAAATTAGTTTTTGTTTACAAAAGGATCAAATGAGTATGGCTCTTAAGTTAAAATCAATATTGAATAGATATGGTGAGCAAGATGGAAAATTTCATAATGGTAGACAATATTCGTTTAAAGGGGCAACTATATTAGAAAAAGATAATTATATAAAGATTAGAAAAGGGTCAGAGGTTTTAGCTAGACTATTGGAAGAAAACGGAGGTACGTCTAATAATAAACAATTATCAAAAGAGGTTTATTCTCAGCCAAACTCATTGATGTTATTAGTTGGATATTTGGAAGGGGATGGTCATCAAAAAAAGAATGCTAACTATGATGGATACAAACGAGAAACCATAGAAGTATCTGGTGTGTATGAAACCTTAGTAAAACAAATGAGGCAAATAGGAATAGATAATGGTATATGGTCATCTATTAGATGTATCCCATCAAAAGATATTAAACACCAAACACAGTATGGGTTAACAATAAGTAGGAAATATATCAATAAAATAGCACAATATTCTTTAAAATTTAATGAAGTAGAACCTATTAATATTATAGAAAAAAATTATCAATATGAAACAGAAGATGGTTTTTGGACTCCTATAAAACTAATTGATCAAATCGAAGGTGATGAGATAGTATACAATTTTGAAGTGGAAGATGATAATTCGTATATCGCTTCAAATATAGCTGTGCATAATTGCATGGCGTTTATGATGGTGATGATATATCGTGAGCAACTTCATCATGTTCATGTAAAGAAAAGAAAAGATAACGATATAAAAAAAATATTATTCCCAGAAGGGATATTTAGAAATGTAATTAAATACGCATAAAATGGCAAAAGATGGTAGAATGCAAACTTTTCCTCCTCAGAAACTTTCAAAGTCTAAAAAGAATCAAGAGTGGAAAGAACAATGTGTTGATGGTATAATTTCCCGAGAAGGGACTAGTTCAGTTATAGGTAATCGTACCCGTAAGGAGAGAATGCTTATTAATTACGAACTTTATAATGGTAATTTTAATGAGGATGATCTTAAACATGTGACTAACCCATTTAAGGTTGATGATGGATTTCCTGCTACTCCGCAGGATATGAATATTATTAGACCTAAGATAGATTTGTTGCTTGGAGAAGAGAGCAAGCGTCCGTTTAATCTTGCTATTGTTCAGACTAATGATGAGGTTGTTTCTGATGTTATGAATAAGAAAGGCAACCTTTTAAAAGAGTATGTGTTGTCTCGTTTAAATTCTGAATTGACTGGGCAACCGCAAGAAGAGGAATTAACTCCAAAACAGATAGACAATTATTTTAAGAAGGACTTTAAAACTATTGGAGAACGTACAGCTCAAGATATTTTTTCTTATTATAAGGAGAAATTAAATATGCCTAATGAATTCCTTAAGGGATTTAAAGATGGGTTAATTGCAGGAGAGGAGATGTATTATTCTGGTCTAGTTAATGGGGAACCTATTCTTGAGAGAGTTAATCCACGTAATTGTGATTTTGATAAGAATGTAGATACTGAATTTATAGAAGATGGAGATTGGTTTTTATATTCAACTAAAATGGCTCCTGCTGCTATATATGATAGGTTCTATGATATAATGACAGAAAAACAATTAGATGAAGTTTTAGGACTTATTGAATCAAAGGGGCGTTCATCTAGAGCTAATACTGGTTCTAAGGTGAATACTCAGACTGTTATGTTTAAAGATAATGTATCTAATTCTCTTATATATGGAGAGGAATATGGTCATCAAGCATTACCAGTTTGGCATGCTGTGTGGCGATCTTTTAAGAAAGTGGGATTTATTACTTTTTATGATCCACAATCGGGGGAAGAAACCGTTACTATGGTTGAAGAAGGATATAGAAAAGGAGAGGATGAAGAAATTGAATGGGATTGGATTGTAGAAATATGGGAAGGTTATCGTATAGGTGATGATATTTATCCTGGTATCCAACCAATAGAATATCAATATACTTCTATAGATAATCCTAATGCTAAAAAATTACCTTATAGTGGAGTTATGTATAGTGATACTAATTCTAGGGGCAAGTCTTTAGTTGGTATAATGAAACCTTTACAATATATGTATATAGTAATATGGTATAGAGTAGAATTAGCATTAGCTAGAGATAAAGGTAAAGTCATTAATATGGACATTACACAAATTCCAAAATCTAT